TATGACAACAGTGGTACGCCAGTGATTAAATCTATTATAACTGACACATCATCGATTGGAGGTTACACATTTGGTACGCCTGCTACAACAGCAGCAACGGACAACATGGCCATTATTGCCTTTCATAAATCGTTTGTGGGTAAGGCACAAAGCGATATAAAAATATTTGGTCAGCAGGACAGACCTGAATATTATGGGTCGATTTTTTCGGCGGAGTTACAATTTGGTAGCAGTGCTTTATATGCAAACGGAATTGGAACTGCGGTGTTGGTGCAAGCTTAATAGTTTGCGTTAGGGATTAACTCAGATTCCATAGTTATTATGTTTTGGAATCGTTGAATGTTTTTAAGAAAAAAACATTTGAAGTGGAAAGCTTTTTGGTAACCCAAAAACTTGAAACGGAAAGCCCGACGGCGTAACCGCCGGAACGCTAAAAGAAGAAATAATATTGAACGCTAAAAAAATAAAAACATGAATGCTAAAGAAACCATTGCTGCAGCTAAACGCGCAGCGGAGCAACACAAAACGAAAAAAGTTTTAAAGGCTCAGGTAGAAGGAGATAAGTTTCCGCAATATGATTTTGTGGCTGTGAAAACGGTACACGTAACGATGCCCGGAGAAGCCTGCTACATTGATATGAGCGAAAAAGATTTGCAGGTGCTGAACGAAAGGGTGATAGACAAAAAACTGTCGCTACATGAGTTTGTGTTTGCAAGTGATGTAACTAAAGAACCTATAAAAAAATAATTAAAAACAAATTTACATGTCAGCACCAAATGTAACAGTAAACAGAACAAACGGCGGAATAGGCAGGCAAGCCAATGGCAGCGACTACTATTCGGGTTTGCTGTTTTACTTAAAATCAGGATCAACTTTACCAACAGGATTTGCTACGCAGCAAATACAATCTTTAAATTCTATTAACGATTTAATTGCCCTGGGCATTGATGGAAAGAGTGGAGATGATTCTCCGGCAACTTTTACAAGTGTTTTAACCAAAGGCAGTACAGGAGATGTTATTACTGTGACTTTTACAAATCCGTTTACAGGAGTTGTTAGCACCTTGTGTCAATATGCCCAAGTAAGTGGAGATAGTTCGAATACAATATTTGGAACAAGTGTAGCATCGGCAATTAATGCCGGTACGACAATTACGGGATGTAGCGCAGTTTCTAATACTGTGTCGAGCACAACAACATTAACCGTTACCATACCAAAAGGTTTTGGCATAGTGCCCAATAGTGGCACACCACCTGTTGCGATAACTGTAACAGGCACCATTACAAGCGCCACGGTTACTTTGGGCGCAAGTGGTGCAGGGTCGGAACAGGATATTATTTATTACCATGTGCGAGAAGCCTTTAGAGTGCAAGGCATTTTGAACGGAAAACCACAGGGGCAAATTTGGGTAGGTGTTTATAATGTAAATGCAACACCAAGTTTAACTTATGGAAGTTTTGCAGAGGTTGCCACCATGCAATCGTATACCAACGGGCAAATAAAACAAATAGGCGTGTATGCTACTACAGCAGCTTTTGCAACATCGCATGTAACAGCTTTGAATGCACAAGCGGTTGCTTTAGCTGCACAAAACCAACCATTGGCTATTATTTACCAAGGAGATTTTTCGGGAGGCTCAACTGTGCCAGCAAATAACCTGCGTACATTAAACAGTCAGTTTGTGCAATGCACCTACGGGCAAGATGGAGGCAATGTGGGTAACCAACTATATAAAGCATTTGGAAAATCGATTGGTTGTTTAGGTACCACACTTGGTGCTTGGGCACTGGCAAGTGTGCAGCAATCAATTATTAGCCGTGCAGTGTTTAATGTAGTTGACAGTTTAGAATACACCAAACTTGCATGGGCAAATGGAGCTTTATTAAGCGCATCGGGTGCAGGATTATCGGCAACGATTGATGCGATTGATGCGTTGGGTTATGTGTTTTTGAGAAACGAGAGTAGCCCGGTTAGTTCGGCATTATTTGGTGGTGTGTTTTTTAATAATGACAGTATGGCTGTTACACAAACAAGCGACTATGCTTACATGCCAAATATTAGAACGATAAACAAAGCTGCTGTTGGTGTGCGTGCTGCCATTTTACCTGCGCTTGGAGGCAATGTATATTTTAATGCCGACGGTACACTAACGGTTGACAGTATAAATTATTTGCAACACCTGGGTGATACGGTGATTGGCGGAAAAAGCGGAAGCACAACCGGAAGCATGGCTGCGGCGGGAGAAATATCGGACGGACAAACAATTATTGACCCAACACAAAATGTGCAAAGCACAAACACAGTTGCTATTACAATGAAAATTGTGCAAGCAGGTGTAGCGAGATACATAGTTATAAACATAGGCTTTGCGGCCTCATTAACCCAATAAAAACATGACCATTTTACCACCACTAATAAACGGAAAATCGTACGAAAACGCCGATGTTACCCTAACCATTATGGGCACCGTAATTGCAGGTGTTACTGCAATAAGTTTTAGCGAAACACTGGACGACATGAAAGGCGTTACGGGCGCGGGACGAGATTTTGTGTCGTACACAAACGGAAAGTTGAAAAAAGAAGGAAGCATTACGCTGAAGTATGAAGAGGTTGCGAACATTGAAGATGTGGCGCCTAACGGAAAGTTATACGACATACCGTTGTTTCCTATAACGGTAAGTTTTACCGACCCAACACTTATAACACGCGCTTATGTTATTACGGCCAAGTTTAAAGGCGTGAAGCTGGACACAAAAGACAGCGATGCATCGATTGATGTTACGTTAGACTTGTTTGTGGCAAGCATTAAAAAAGTTGCTTAAAATTTAAAACAAATAAAAAATGGAAGAAAACAAACAGGCAGTAATTGAAACTGCAAAGATGAAAGGCGAACTAGACGAAGCTGCTTTGGAGCTGTTGAAAAATCAGTACCCGGGATTGAAGTCGATAATTTTTGAGCATGACGAAACAGGCGAAAAGGCTGTGGTGTATGTGAAAAAAGTTAGCCGACCGATTTTTGAAGCGGCGATAAAGATTGAAAAATCGAGTTCGGAACTTACGCTGGCGGAGTACTTGCTAAAAAACCTACGCGTAGGTGGCATGGACGACAAAGAAATTATTGCCGACCTGGATTGGCTGAAAAACTTTGCCGCTATTGCGCAACGTTTAACCTATGTGAAGTACGGTGAGATAAAAAAAAATTAAAGAAGCACAGGCTAGAGGTTGATGTAACCAGAAACGCAGCAGAGGAAATTAGAAAGAACTATGCCCTGCTGCGTTTTTACTATAAGGAGAACCCCGAAAACTGGAGCGATACTAAATATGCTAAACTACTTTGCGAAATGCAGTTTGTGTTTGAGTATATGGGATTAAGGAAATAAAAAATTAAATAAGATAAAAAATGGACGAAACACCGAAGAGGAAGATTTCTAAGATAGGTAGCTCAGCTACCAAGGGAGTTCCATGGGTTGAGGGAGCTAAAAAAATTTTTGAAGGAGCTGAGTATACTACCAAAGTGGCGGCTAAAATGCAAGACGTAGAGGGTTCAATTATTGCCGTTTCTAGAAGTGTTGATGAAGGAAAGGCTAATTTTCGTTTTTTAAGTAACGTAATATATAAAACCGGATTAGATGCTGAAACTACGTCCGAAAATTATCAAGCCTTTACCGGGGCTATGGAGGGCACATCCTTACAGGGTGAAAAAGCAAATAAAATATTCAGGCAAGTTGCTGAGGCAAGCGTTGTAATGCACTCTTCAACAGAACAAAGTAAAGCCGCTTTTCTATCTTTAGGTAATATAATGAAAAATGGTGTTGTACAAGCAGAGGATTTAACCGGAGAATTGGGCAGAATGATACCAAATTTATTTCAAATTTCTGCTGATGCCATGAAAATGTCAGCCGATGAGTTTAAGGCATATGTGAAAGCAAATAAATTACGTGCTGCAGAATTTCTTCCGAAACTGGGTGACGAATTAGAAAATAAAAATAAAGAGAAATTAGTCAGTGAGGCAAATAGTACATCTGCAAACATTAATAAAATTAGTAGTGCCTGGAATAACTATATAAATAATTTAGGTAAAGCTAAAACAGGTCCTTTGACTACTGTTACAGGTTGGATCGCAGGATACGTTAACAATGCGAGTGAAATGGCAGATAATGAAAATAGGACACAAGATATATTAAGTAAATACAAAGCTCCAGAGTTTGGCTTTTTTGAACAAGCCTCTTCATATTTACCAAGCATATTGAGTACAATAAGTCCAAAAACTCAAATAGAAAGTTATGCAAAAGCTATCCATGAAACTTTCGGGGTAAAAGAAGGGTTATCGATTGGAGATGCGATGAAAAACATATCTACTCTAAGCGGAACAATTAGGCAAAAAAAAGAATATTTTGAAGGCGTGCCGATGAGTGATATGGATAAGAGGGGATTAGCTATTTTGGAAAATGAACGTGCCGAATTAGTAAAATACAAAAAGGATTATTGGGATCAAAAAGCCAATGCTTACTTAGAAAGCAAAAAACCAATCAGTAATCTACACAATAAAAGCTCCTCTTTGGGAGGTGAAAGCGGAGCAATCTCTCCACAAATAATAGTTTACGGTGGCATTGCCCCTAATATGATAATACAAAGCGTAGATGGCAGTATACCAGCTAAAGATTTAAAAGAAAAAGTTGGCAAGGCCTTTTTAGAATTAATTAGTGATGTTAACCAAAGAACAAAATAATGAGTGGTCAAAAATTTACATTACCGCAGGTACCGCAGTCGCAATTGTTTTCATCGAAGATTGCAGCGGCACATAATTTAAAAGCACTTACGGCTAAGTTTTTTAAAGCACCACCATCGGGGTTTCCTGATGCACCGGATATTATTACTACGACTGAGCCTAACCTTTTAATAAATGCGCTGGTTTACGATTCGGTTACGTTTATGGGTAACGGAGCTGATGGTGCTTTGTCTTACTTTGATGAAAACAAAAGGCAAACTATTACGGTGCCAAAAATGCAGATACCCATTGCGCTTTGTACGGTTAGTAAAAACATAAAAGTTGTTACTACTGATATAGCCGGAAGAAACGGAACTATAAAACAATACATAAATGTAGGTGATTATGAGGTGGTTATTAAAGGTCTTTTTACTACGGGTATGTCAGAAAAATATCCGAAACAAGCCATGCAGCATTTACAACTAATTACCAATGCCAGCAGCGAGGTAAAAGTGGTGTCGGAGTTTTTGCAAATTTTTGGTATAAGTTATTTAGTGTTTACTAAATGTGAGTTTGAACAAATGGAAGACTCAGGCAGAGATGAACAAAAGTTTACGCTTACTTGTATTAGCGAAACACCTTTTACGATTAAGGTTACGCAACAGGGCAAAACGACTTCGAGAGGCATTGTTCCGTTTTTTGATTTTGATGAACTAAATAATAATTCTAAGTTTTAAATGCTTTTACCACAACGCAAAATAACTTTTACTAATGCTAAAACAGGCGCGACTATTGAATATGACTATGTGTGTGATATTGAAATAAACCGCAGCTTGGATGTACTTACTGATACAGCAACAATAACGATACCGCGAAAATTAATTTTTAAAAGTGGCGATGCGCTTACTATATTCAACCAAAACAACATAAAAGATTATGTTACTTTGCCCGCCTTTAACGATACTAAAGATACCGCTTACGCCGTTGGTGCCGACGCTTTGTTTAAACGCGGCGATAAGGTGAAGATTGAAATTGGTTTTTACCCCAACCTGCAAACTCGTTTTACGGGTTATATAACGGATGTATCGAGTACGCTGCCCATAAAAATTAGTTGCGAAGATAAAATGTGGTTGTTGAAACAAACGAATGTTGTTTTTCCGGATAAGGCGAGTTATGTAGATACCCCAAGGCCAAAAAACTACGATAAAACAAAAGATTTTTATACGCTGCAACAATTACTTGATGGTATTTTAAGTTCGGTTGACGAAAAAATTACTTACAGTACTACACTTGGTTCTTTTAACGTTGGCAACACAAGTTACAATAACCAAAGTGTTGCACAGGTTTTAGAAAGTTTAAAAGACAGTTATAGTTTATACTCGCACTTTAAAGATGACGGCAAGTTGTACGTAGAATTTTACAACAATGTGGGCAGCAATAATGTGCAGGAGTTTGTAATGGAAGATGTGGTTATAAATAACGACACATTGGAGTGGAGTAATTTGGAAGATTTATCGGTAAAGGTGCAAGGCATATCTGTAAATGCCGACAACACTACCATTACGTACGAGGTTTTTAACAGAGGTAAATTAATTATAACGCAATTTGATGATGCAAAAACCGACAACAAAAGTTTTAAGGGCGACACCATTGTGCGCTACACGCAAAACCAAGACAAAGACAGTTTAAAAAAATGGGTAGATGATTTATTTTTAACATACACCTACACAGGCTTTAGAGGCGACATAGAAACACTAGGAGAGCCTTTTGTAAACCACGGTGATGTTTGCCAGCTTACCAGTAAAAAATTACCTGAGCGCAATGGTTATTATTTAATAAAAGCCATTAAAATAAAAGATGGCAAGGATGGTTATTTTCAAACATTAACACTAGGCATTAAACTAACTAAAAAATGACAACAGGCGAAGAAATAAGACAGGCCATACGACATATAATTTCGCAATATTTGGTTACTACTAAATTACGCGAACCAAAAATGTGTACGGTGAAAAACGTTTATGCTACCCCAAACGATGCCATGGTGTGTGACTGCGAGCCTAATGATAAAACAGCCATAATAAAAAATGTGCGCCTTATTGCTAATTACACAAACAATAAAGCAGGTTTTGTTTTAGCACCTAAAAAAAACAGCGTGGTAGAAATTAGTTTTAATGCTGATAGTGATGCCTTTGTTAGCATGGTATCGGAAGTTGATTTTATTTACCTAAACGGAAACGATTATGGGGGGCTTGTGCAAGTACAACCTTTGGTAGATAAATTAAATAATTTGGAAAATTTAGTGAATGATTTGAAAGATAAATACAATTCTCATACTCATTCGGGAGTGACTGTTGGCTCAGGAATCACGGGACCAATTGATATGCCAGAACCTACAAACCTTACAAATACACAAAAAGCCGATTTAGAAAACACTACTGTACTGCATGGTACGGGAAATTTGAGTTAGACATTTACTCCTCTTCATTTTTTCGCTTCAGAAAGAAACTCATCTACATCATTGAGAAAACATTTTAGCAATTCATGATTATTTAGGTTTTTATTTTCATGTCCTAAATCCCTTCGTATAATAAACATCACGTCTTCCAGTTTTCTCAACAAAACCCGTCCGTCAGCTCCTTTAATTGCGTCCATCCTAAAATCTGCCCATTGTTTAATTACTGTGTCATCGGCCCAAATAACCATCTTAGGTGTTACTCTTCTAAAAAAATCTTCAAGTTGCTTATCCTTAATTTCCTTTTTAGTTTCTTTATCTGAAAGATAATTCAATGTAGTTTCTATTAAATCGTTATAAACTGGGATTTTATGTTCTCGGATTTTTTCTTGCTGACCTTTTCTATTTTCAAAATGTCTTCCAATAAACAAAGCAACTATTGTGGAAACTAAGGGAATAGTAATCCCTACCCACGTCGTAACTCCTTGCGAGTTTATAGATGTAAAAAATGAAAAAATATATTTCATAATAAAGTAAAGAGCCACTGCAATAATTATTAATGCAGTAAACCCAATTAAATACTCTCCTTTTTTCAT